GCTGAAACGAAAGGGCTATGTTTTGGAGCGAACCGTGCCCTTTGGCCATGAGTCGGAATACCTGAACTACCTTGACCCGGAAAGCTGGCGCTGTTCCATGGTTTGGTCGGCCTATCTGGGGCTTCCGTTCTCTCTGGAACAGGTCGGTTCGGTTTTAGGTCTCGAGAAGCAGAAGCTGAAAGAAGGAAAAGACCTCATCCGCTACTTCTCCCTTCCCTGTAACCCTACCAAAACAAATGGCGGCAGGACGAGAAATCTGCCGAAACACGACCCAGAAAAATGGCAGCTCTATAAAGCCTATAACAAACGGGATGTCGAAACTGAAATGGCCATCCAAGCAAAACTCGAAAATTTCCCCATGCCAGATATGGAATGGGATAACTACCACAGAGACCAGAAAATCAACGACCTCGGCATTTTGATTGATCAGGAACTGGCGCAGCAAGCCATACGGATGGACAAGGAAGTGCGGGCGCATGCCCTGCAAAAGCTCCGAAAGCTGACAGGCTTGGAAAACCCCAACTCAGTTATGCAGCTGAGAGACTGGTTAGCGGATCAGGGTATCGAGACCGAATCTCTCGACAAAAAGGCGGTCAGGAAGCTACTGGAGACCGCTTCTGGCAAGATGAAAGCTGTCCTCGAAACAAGGCAGGATCTTGCCAAGTCTAGCATCCGCAAATATCAGGCCATGATGGACTGCGTCTGCCTTGACGGCAGAGCGAGAGGTCTTTTTCAGTTCTATGGGGCCAACCGGACCGGCCGCTTCACCGGGCGATTGATTCAGCTGCAGAACCTGCCCAGAAACAAGATGGATCATCTGGAAGAAGCGAGAACGCTCGTCAGGCAAGGCGAACTGGATGCACTGGAACTGCTCTTTGACTCGGTACCGCAGGTTCTGTCTGAACTCATCCGTACTGCCTTTGTACCAAGAGAAGGAAGCATTTTTCTTGTTGCGGACTACTCCGCCATTGAAGCGAGGGTTTTAGCTTGGCTGGCAGGAGAACGCTGGCGTATAAAACTCTTTGCCGAAGGCGGAGATATCTACTGCCAGTCAGCCAGCGAGATGTTTGGCGTGCCGGTTGTGAAACATGGTGTGAATGGTGAACTCAGGCAGAAGGGCAAGATATCAGAACTGGCCTGTGGCTATGGTGGCTCAGTCGGTGCCCTTAAAGCGATGGGTGCATTGGAGATGGGACTGTCTGAAGACGAGCTGCCTGGGCTTGTTCAGTCCTGGCGAAGCTCCAATCCCAAGATAGTGCGTTTCTGGTGGGATGTAGACAGCGCCGCCAAGATAGCTGTTAAAGAACGACGAAATACTGATGTCCAAGGTATCGGCTTTCGTTATCAAAGCGGGATGCTTATCATCACACTTCCTTCCGGCAGAGAGCTTTTCTATGTCAAACCTCGCATCGGCGAGAACCGCTTCGGCGGTGAATCCATCACCTATGAAGGCGTCGGTACCGGCCGTCGCTGGGAGCGCCAGGAAACCTACGGCGCAAAACTTGTAGAAAATATCGTTCAGGCCATCTCCAGAGACATCCTCTGCTCAGCCCTTCAAACCTTCAACTATTCCGACGTCGTCATGCATGTCCACGATGAGGTTGTAATTGAAGCCGATCCACGCATTTCAGTTAAGGCAGTCTGCAAGCAGATGAGCCGAACCCTAGAGTGGGCTTCCGGCTTAAAACTTGATGCCGATGGCTTCACCTGCCGCTTCTATCAGAAAGACTAATTACTCAAAAACACCGGTTCTGTCCAAGGGGAAAGTGAAGGGAGTCCCTCCCTTACATCAAACCTTGGAGGAACCGATTATGTTTTATACCAAACAGCCTGTCGGAGAAGACAGCGAATTCATCACCTACATCACAGACGAAAACGTCTATACCACCTGTCCCCGCTGCGGATCAGAAGTACCCGTAAACCTGGCCGATGTGCTTCGTGACGAGGACAGCGATTTATACGGCATGACCGTCTACTGTGACAAATGTGCCCAAGCGTGGCTGCAAGAGAAGCTCGGCGGTGCGAAATGAACGAGCAAGAACGTGAAGCTATTGTTTTACGCAGGGAGCATGGTGAATCCATCAGTAATATTGCAAAAGCGCTGGGCTTGAACTACAACACCGTGAAGTCGTTCTGCCAGAGACAAAATATCTCTGTTCAGAACGATGACACAGGTGTATGTGAAAACTGCGGTAAGGCACTGCCCATCTATCAAGGGGGAAGGCGGAGACGCTTTTGTTCAGATGAGTGCCGTCATAGTTTTTGGAGCAAACGGGAGAAGTCCTATCAGAAAGAACATATCTGCCCGACTTGCGGTATGGCCTTTAAAGCAAGATCAAACCGCAAGTACTGCTCCCACGGTTGTTATATTAACGACCGCTTCAGAGGTACTCGATATGAATGAGTCTTGGAAACAAGAAGCGGATTATCAACTGACAGATGGCATTTTAAGTGCTTTGCTTAAAAAGGGATTTCTTACCGTATCGGAATACAGGCGCTGCGTGCGTGAAATTCGTGAAGAAATCAAGCCTCCCGTTACGCTTCTTTGCAGTGATCAGAAGGTCTTAAATAGCTGGATACGAACCCGCTAAAAACGCTGAAAAGCCTTGATATAAGTGCGTTTACGAGCAAACATGTGATGGAAAGGAGACGCTGAAATGGACGTTATAAAAATCCCGGCTAAGCTGCCGGGAAACATAGAAAAAGAAAAGGTTGCGGCTTATGCCAGAGTTTCGACCAAGAGCGACGCTCAGCTTCATTCACTGGATGCTCAGATTGATTATTACAGGAAAAAGATCAATGCACGTGCTGACTGGAGTTTTGTCGGTGTCTTTGTTGATGATGGTCTCACGGGCACAAGAAGTGACCGCCCAGGACTCGAAGACCTTTTGGATCATTGTCGTAGAAAAAAGATTGACTTTGTCCTGACCAAATCGATCTCACGCTTTGCCCGAAACACTGTCGACCTTCTGGCCATAATCAGGGAACTAAAAGAACTTGGCATTGCTGTATTTTTCGAGCGGGAAAAAATCAACACTCTGACTGCCGACGGAGAACTGATGCTAACGCTCCTTGCATCCTTTGCCCAAGAGGAGAGCCGCTCCATGAGTCTTAATAAAAGATGGAGCATTCACAGGCAATTTTCTGAAGGTGAACTGGCAGGCATGGCTCATCTCTACGGCTATGATGTTGTCGATGGAGAGCTAATTGTAAACGAGCATGAAGCAGAGATTGTCCGCATGATGTACGAGGACTATCTCAGCGGTATGCAGAGCTCGGAGATAGCCGAAAAGCTCAACCGCATGGGTGAACCTAGAAAGCGTGGTGGTAAATGGAAACCGAGAGACATCACAAATGTCTTCAGAAACGAAAAACATACCGGGAACGCCCTGCTGAATAAGCGATATGTGCTTGACCCCCTAACGAAGCAAACAAGATACAACCGTGGCGAACAGCCTCAATACTATATTGAAAATTCCCACGAAGGCATTATTTCACAGGAGCTTTTCGATGCTGTCCAGGAAGAAATGAAGCGCAGAAGCCCTAACAAGGAAGCACCAAAACCTCATAACAAACCATTCACGGGCATGATCTACTGTGCCTGTGGAGCGAAGTTCCAACGTAAGAAGTCACCTGTTCGGGTGTTTTGGCGCTGTGGAAGAAATCTTGGCTCATACGGTGGTCACTGTTCCATGAAAGGCATCCCCGAAGAAACCCTCGAGTCGCTTTGCTGCGATGTTCTTGGAATATCTGAATTTGATGCAAATACCTTTAGAGAATGCGTAGAGCGGATCAATATCACAGGAGACAACGAACTGACCTTCCTTTTGAAAGACGGAAGGGAGATTCAAAAAACATGGAAGGACCGCTCACGCTCAGAGTCATGGACACCAAAAATGAGAGCAGAGGTCAGTCGCAAGAATAGAGAGAGGGCAAAACATGGCAAATAAGAAAATAACAGTCATTCCGGCCAAGACTCGCCCTGAAACGATCATCGGCTCAGCTCAGATTTTACCAAAGAAGCGAGTTGCAGCTTATGCCCGTGTTTCAACCGATATGGACGAGCAGCTGAACAGTTATGAAGCCCAAATCAGCTACTACACCGAGCATATTAAGAAAAACCCCGAGTGGACTTTCGTTAAGGTTTACACCGACGAAGGTATCTCCGGACTGATGACGAAGAAACGAGAAGGCTTTCAGACCATGATCAAAGATGCCCTTTCAGGCAAAATCGATCTAATTCTGACCAAGTCCGTATCCCGCTTTGCCAGAAATACAGTTGATACGCTGACCACCGTCAGGAAACTAAAAGACAAAGGCATCGAGGTCTATTTTGAGAAAGAAAATATCTGGACAATGGATAGTAAAGGCGAGCTTCTCATTACAATCATGTCGAGCCTTGCCCAGGAAGAGAGCCGTTCCATTTCAGAAAACGTAACCTGGGGGCAAAGAAAGCGTTTTGCAGATGGCAAGGTTTCTATGCCTTACAAGCAATTTTTAGGCTACATGAAAGGTGCTGACGGCAGACCCGAAGTTGTGCCGGAAGAAGCAGAAATCGTCAGGAGAATTTACCAGGAGTTCCTGCTTGGCATGACATATACAGGAATCGCTAAGGAGCTTGCTAATGACGGGATCTTGTCGCCGGGGGGCAAAGAAACCTGGAGTAGTTCGACAATTAAGAGCATCCTACAAAATGAAAAATATAAAGGCGATGCCCTTTTACAGAAACGCTTCACCGTCGACTTCCTGACGAAGAAGCAAAAAGAAAACGAAGGCGAAGTGCCGCAATACTATGTGACGGGCAGTCATGAAGGCATCGTCAGTGACGAGATCTTCGACATGGTTCAGGTGGAAATTGAGCGCAGGAAGAAATACAAGATCAACGGTTCCTCGCAAAACTTCTTCTCTGGAAGGATTCTCTGCAGCTGCTGCGGCGAGCCATTTACCAGAAAAGTCTGGCATTCTAACTCCAAATACAAACGCTACATTTGGCAGTGCGGCAAGAAGTATGCGGGAAAAGAACCCTGCTCCACGCCACACTTTCATGAAGATGAAATCAAGGATGCCTTCGTTAAACTGCTGAACAAACTTTTCAGCCAGAAAGGCGATGTCCTGAAAGTCTGCGATTCGGTGATTTGCAAGGTACTGGATACAACAAAGGATAATATGCGTGCTGCGGAGTTGGGAGCAGAACTTGACGATGCCTACCGTGAACTCAGCGAACGCCTCCGCATCATGGGACGACATGCCGAGGATACAGAAGCAGAGCGAGCAAGCTATGAAAATACTTTGCAAGACTACGAGCAAAAATCAGTAAAGTTAGAAAAACTGAAAGAGCGTATATCCGATAAGGATAAACGCCGCTTCAACTGCATCTGTTTTATTGAAAAACTGAGCAAACTCGAAGAAAATGACATAGCCTTTAACGAGAATCTCTGGATCAGCCTTGTAGATTATGTGACAGTGCCCAGTGATGATGAGAAAGCGTTAATATTTCATCTGAGGAGCGGTGAGGAGATCAGGATCTTGATATGCTAATGTGTTTGAATTACCTTGATTCAAGGAACTGTCGCAACAAAATATGTTCGGCAGTTTTTTGCTGTTTGCACCCTCTTTTCCAAAAATGCACCCATGCTCTCAAGATTTGCACCCATGATTTTATTTTTGCACCCATCGTCGAGTAAATTCAAACAAACCACTCGAAACAAAAGTGTTTCGTACCGCTAGTATACGAAAAATCGGCACAAGCAGAAAAGAACAAAATCCCAAGCTCCAAGCTGCCGCTTTGCACCGTTTCGTTATTTTCTCTGATTAAGAAAAAGCCTTGAATATCAGGTGTTTTCGAGCAAAAAAATACTCCGCTACGATTGTATCCGTAACGGAGTCCTTTTATGGAG